GGATTGGGTGCCCACTTGGACAAACTTAATTCAATTGTGGAAATCAAAGGCGACACAGCCCGCTTGCTGCCAGTAGAAGATCGAGCCCGCTACCTTTTTGGAAAGGTTGAGGAACCGGTGGCAGTTAAGAAGAAGGCCAAAGTTAAACAAGAACAGCTTAGTCTGTTCGATCTAACCGAAGATTTAGAGAAGGCTACTCCTGGTGAAACAGGTCCATGTTCAGTTGGAGCCCCGCTGGCCGGAGCAACGATTTTGGATAGAGTTCACCAGACTATGCTGCTTTTTGCTACCGGTCGTGCCGATGCCATGAAACGTTTTCTGGTAGAGGACGGTATCGGCCATGATCAACGTTTCTGGAAACTGGCTCAGGCTTTATCAGCACTCTATCCCCCCTCAAGTGAGGAAAAACGATGGGTAGATGGGGTGTTGGCACGTAAGAAGGGATTAGGTTTGTAATTATTAATATAAAAAATGACCATACATTTGTGGCTGGTTTTGGGGATTTACTATGGGATTGTTTAGTGCTCGGAGGTGACGATTTATACTACAGTACATTATTTATACCGATGAATCAGTGCAAAAGGGCCAATATCATAGTAATTTCTACGGAGGGGCTCTGGTATGTTCTACAGATATTGAAATAGTAAGAAAACTATTAGAGGCGGAGAAAAAACATTTGGGGTTGCGGGAAATTAAGTGGACAAAAGTATCGGCAGCTTATCTGGATAAATATATGGCGATGATTAAGCTGTTTTTTGATTTAATAGAAGAGGGAAAAATCAAGGTAAGGATTATGTTTACCCAGAACGCTCGCCAGCCCGTGGGACTTACTCGCGAACAGATAGAGGAATCATATTTCTTACTGTACTATCAATTTCTTAAACATGGCTTTGGCTTAATTTATTCAAATGATACTAAAAACCCCATTTATTTAAGGTTATATCTTGACCAGTTACCCGATACTAAAGCAAAATCTGATAAATTCAAAAACTTTATCTATGATTTGCAGTTTCAAAAGGAATTTGAACACGCTAATATCCATATCCGCAAAGAAGATATTGCAGAAGTCGATTCGCATGACCATATAATACTGCAGTGTACTGATGTGGTGCTGGGAGCTATGCAATTTCGTTTAAATGATCTGCATAAAGCTATTCCAGAAGGGCAAAGGAGACGAGCGGCTAAGACCATAGCAAAGGAAAAATTATATAAATACATAAATTCCCGGATAAGAGGAATATATCCTGGATTTAATATAGGAGAGTCAACTGGTCATAAAGGAGATATAAGTAATAGATGGCATCATCCTTACCGTCATTGGAAGTTCGTACCGGGTCAGTGGGAGTATGATGAAACTAAAACGAAACATAAATAAGAAAGACCCCATCGCTCCTACATCAATATCCCAAACATAAACTTGGGACTTCGGAGCCGACAGGGTCACCCTTAATAAATTATTATTCTTTTACAACTCTATTATACATCATAAATGATGTATTTTGGCAAGGAAAATATATTAATTTTTACATAGAAATGGGGGACAAAGATGGCGCTAAAACCATGGTATAAAGTTGTTACACCTCGTGAGGATCTGCGCGAGGGCAGGCCACTGGATGCTTCCGAGTTTGCCGTTCATCTGGATCAGATTCGGGATGGACGAGCACCGATTGATTATCAGGAGCCGAGACATTTTTTTGAGCGTACCTATTTAACTCAAAATTTAACTATTCTGGCAGCAGAAACGGTACGACGATTGTCAGGTATTACTACTGAGACATCAGCTGTTTTTAACATGGCAACCCAGTTCGGTGGTGGGAAGACGCATGCTTTATCAGTTCTCTACCATCTGGCTAACAGCGGGCCCGAAGCTGATGGCTTACCAGGCGTGCGTCGTATATTGGAAAGAGCAGCTATTAATACTATCCCCCGGGCCAATGTAGCTGTTTTCGTTGGAACCGAGTTTGATTCCCTAAGTGGACGTGGAGGCGATGATGGGACCCCTAACCGTAAAACACCCTGGGGCGAACTTGCTTTTCAATTAGGGGGGGATGATACATTTGCTATCGTAGCCGAACATGACCGGCAATTGATAGCACCGGCCGGCGATGTTATACATAAAATGATCCCGGATAATATACCTTGTCTAATTTTAATGGATGAGTTGATGAATTATGTGAGTCGTAATCGTAAGAGTGGTCTTGCCAGTCAATTCTATGATTTTCTGCAAAATCTATCTGAAACGGCACGAGGCATGAAAAATGTAGTTTTAGCTGTATCCATTCCAGCATCAGAATTAGAGATGACAGCTGAGGATCAGTCTGATTATGATCGCTTTAAAAAGCTATTGGATCGAGTAGGTAAGCCGATCTTTATGTCGGCGGAATCGGAAACCGCAGAAATTATTCGGCGCAGGCTTTTTGAATGGGGGGGATTACCTGACGATGGCATTAAAGTGTGTTCGGAATATGCGGATTGGATTATTGATAACCGCACACAATTACCGGATTGGTTTGCAACTGATCCCCGCGAGGCGTTTCTGGCCAGTTATCCCTTCCACCCATCTGTACTATCTGTTTTTGAGCGCAAGTGGCAGGTATTGCCTCGTTTCCAACAAACCAGGGGCATTCTTAGGCTTTTAGCTCTTTGGGTATCAAACGCATATGCAGAAGGTTTCAAAGGTGCGCATAGAGATCATTTGATTGGTTTAGGAACTGCTCCATTGGATGATTCTCTTTTTCAGGCAGCAGTATTTGAACAACTGGGGGAAAACAGATTAATCGGTGCGGTTACTACTGACATTTGTGGAAAAAAGGATGCCCATGCTCTACATTTAGATAAAGAGTCAGTCGATGCCATAAAGAAGGCCCGGCTTCATCGCAAGGTAGCGACCAGTATTTTCTTTGAATCTAATGGGGGCATGGCCAATGCCGAGGCCACTGTGCCAGAACTTCGCCTGGCTGTAGGTGATCCAGAGCAGGACATTGCAAATGTGGAAACGGTATTGGATAACTTGACCAGTAATTGTTATTACCTCTCCACTGAACGTAATCGTTACCGCTTTGGCATAAAACCTAATCTTATTAAGCTTCTTGCGGATCGTCGGGCCAATATACAAGGCCCCGCGATTGATGAACGGGTCAGGGAGCAGGTACAAAAAGTATTTTCTGAAGGATTGGGAGTAGAAAGAGTTTATTTCCCGGCCAAAAGCAGTACGGTCGCAGATCGAGCAGTATTAACTTTAGCAGTTATGGATTCTGAATACTCCCTGCAGAACAAAAGGACCCTTACTATTATAGATGAAATGACTCGTTCCTACGGCACTTCAGCGCGAACATTTAAGAGTGCTGTTATTTGGGCCATACCTGAATCTGATACGGCCTTAAAGGAGGAAGCCCGCAAGCTATTAGCCTGGGAAGAGATTAATAAAGATAAGGCTTCCTTGCGATTGGATGAAAGCCAGATTAAGCAATTAGAAATAGATTTGAAGAAAGCTAAAAGTGATTTAAAAGAGAGTGTTTGGCGCACATATAAGAATCTGGCTTTACTGGGCAAAGACAATAAACTACGTTTAATAGATATGGGCCTGATCCATTCTAGTGCAGCGAGTTCTATGCTGCAATTAATCCTAAACCGGTTGATGCAGGACGGTGACATTACGGATGGCATCAGCGCTGCCTTTCTGATACGTAACTGGCCTCCGGCATTTACTGAATGGAGTATCAAATCAGTGCGGGATATGTTTTTTGCTTCACCCCAGTTTCCCCGTATACTGAATCAAAAAATCGTAAAGGATGGAATAGCTAAAGGGGTTGCCAATAAGGTAATTGCTTATGTAGGCAAAACCTCAGTCGGTGAATACAAACCTTTTTACTACGGTGATGTGTTAAGTGAAAACGATATTGAAATATCTGAAGACATGTACATTATTAAAGCTGAAGAAGCGGAAAAGTACAAAGAACCGCCGACGTTGACTACCCTAAAAATAAACCCTGGGCAGGTTAGGATGAAACCAGGTGATAAGCAGACTTTTATGGTTGATGGCTATGATCAACTGGGTCGTTCTATTGAAGTGCCAGATTTAATTTGGACGATTACTGGCGGAGTTATAGATAGCCAAGGGGTCTATACAGCGGGTAACGACCAGGGGTCTTTTATAGTTAAAGCCAGTGCTGCTAAAGTGAATAGCACTGCCAATGTAGCTATAAGCATACCTATGTCAAAAGGGCCGGGAGGAGATAACCCTGATCCTGGGCCGGAACCCCCCAAAGGTAAATCTGGGAAGCTATCGAAACTGGCTTGGAACGGAGATTTACCGCCCCAAAAGTGGATGAATTTCTATTCCAAGGTTCTTGCCCGGTTTGCTTCTACTCAAGGGTTGAAGATTAATGTGAGTATCGAAGTAGAATCCGATGGTGGTGTATCAGAACAGAAGATTGAAGAGACTAGAAGTGCCCTGCGGGAATTGGGGTTGGATGATGAGATAGAGTTGGAGTAGGGATAGAATACCAGCATTCGAAAATAAATTGTCCCCGCCTTATAATAGAATTGAAATTTCGCAAATTAACCGTCAGTTAATTGCTGACTTCTTGCTACAAGAGGTGTAAAGATGAATTCCGAAATAGAATATGTTTTACCTCCAGGTACTTTTGAAGATCATCCTGTTAATACTTATAACCACGAAATCCTTGGGGTTTCGTTAATGTATGAACATCGTTTTGCTTTTTACTATTGGATGAAATGGACCAATATACTAAGAGATAGTATTCCACCAGTATTGATATCGCTCGATTGGCATCAAGACTTAGTATATCCGGCTGGTGATGAATATGATGAATTAAGAGCTATAAATCAAAATGATTATAGAGAAGTGGGTATATTTACAGCTTATAAGCTCAGTCCACTTAACCATTGTCAAATACTATCTGCGGCATATTTAAATTTAATATCTGATGTTTATGTATTATGCAAGCAAGACGGTGATGATGATGAATTCGATTTTGAAGATTACCTTGCTAATAATCATAAAGTGAAAGTTTTCTACAAAATTGAAGATTTGTTAACGTGTATTCAGCAAGAAACCATTGATTCAGTATACTTAGATGTTGACTTGGATTATTTTACGGAGAGTGAAGATAGTTGTGGCGGGGATGCAAATGTTAAGCTTGTGAGTGACGAAGAGGTAGGTAGCATGGTAGCATTACGTTCGCCCCTCATGGAATGGATCTTACCCAAACTTAAAGGAATGACCATTGCGTTGGAACCACAATATTATGGAGGTATGCGTAAATCGCACTATTTATTTAATCTACTTGATGAATACTTATTTGATCCGCCTTTACTTAATCCAAACAGCAGATGGAAAGATAAATAACCATTACTATATCTTAAATCCTGGATAGGGTAGACATTTAAGAATTTGACAATAACTCTTAGGTCAATAATGGGTTATTAAGTGTTTCATAGGATGGTTTTATTTTCCCAGCATTTCGGCAATGTAAGCTTATTTATGAGTTCTGGAGATTCCGGATCACCGGTACCCAATAATATTTTTGCAGGTTCCCAATCACTTAGGATCTTATTTATAATTGAAGTGGCTTGTGCTCTAATACTCGGTTTACTTTTAATGGAAATGCGTTCTTCATAACTGTCGCAAGAAAAATGCAATTTATTATTTGTACACAAATGCAGGTTAGAATGAAAAATAATTTCTTTATTTAAAAAAATGAAAAGTGCAAGTGATGGATTTTCTGGGTTTATATAGACCGTACATACAGAATCTTTATTCCATGTGTCACTGGTTAGCTTCTTAGAAATACCGGCATTAACTGTATTGCTTAAGCTTTTGGAACAACATGGGCAATAAGATATCTCCAATGGTTCGTCAATGAGTACTAACTTAATTTCCTTCCCTAGCCAGTTGATTTCCTCTAAAGCGTTGTCAATCCAGGTTTCCATTTTACCAGTTAGTAAATGGTATATACGTTCATACTCAATTTTATTGATGTCCGTTCTCTGAAATATTAATCGCATAGAATGAATATTTGACAAGTCACCATAGGTATTTATAACAGCAAGAATATTGGGATTAGGTTTTGAGGCTTCTTTGACAAAACTCTCCCATGATTGTTTATACTCAAGAATTTGCTGTGCTCCAAGTTCAACATGGTTTAATTCACTGTATCCAATAGGACGGTGGTGAGCATCATGGTCTTTAACACAAAGAACTGCAATGTTTTCCTCAGCACTGTTCGAATTATTCCCATCGATATGATGAAAATTAACCCCTATACCCCGTTCCTTACAAACGCAGCATACGCCAGCATTTTTCTGAAGAAGTATTCTTTTTTGCTTGGGATTCAAATTTACTCTCATTTACTATACCCATACTGTTAATATTGAATGTTAATAAGGAAGTATTTGTCTATATAAGTATATAGAATCTAATTCCAATATTACAATAGGCGATCATACGTTACTAGCCCTTTTTCAAGTACAATTCCTTGACAGCCTTTGCTACAGCTTCATCGTTCATCATGACTTCCAGGTAATCTCGGAGGTGGGTTAATAGTAACTCCCAATATTCCGGATTATCGATATGCTTTTTCATGTGGTTTTCCCGGAGAAAGATTATAAGTGTTTTACCGCATATTTTTGTAGAGGCACCTTGCAATGCTTCAAACTAAGATTGAATATAAACGGGGAATGGAATATTATCTGGCGAACCTCTCGTAAATTGATATTAACATTTGTTTGTCAGAAGCTGGTACGCGATCATCTAAGAAACTATTCAAAACCATTTTGAATGTCCCAATTTCGTCTGGAAATTTATCAACTATCCGTTCAATAATGCCAAGCAATTCTTCATCCTTCTCAAAAATATGTTTTGCCCTGCGAATAATATCAAAAAGGACACGGTTATCCCCTTCGAATTCACCATAATCAATAACATGCTCAAAATAACCAGCCTGCACCATTAAATCTTCGTAAGAAATGCCAAGAAAAGGCGCAATAGCCTTGATGACCTTTGGAGTTGGATTTTTTCTTTTCCCTGATTCAAGACGAGAAATTTCTGCATGGCTTACGCCAGATTTTTCCGATAGATCACGTTGTGTTAGGTTCATTTCGCATCTCAGTTTTTTAATGTATTCCCCAAATGTCATAGCATGACCCCTTCTATTCTTGTAAACACCAGCATTTGAGACTGCACGGTTCCAATCAACTCAAGTGAACTAATTAAGGTTTAGTATAACAGTTAGTGTTACCTCCGGGCAATATGTTTATACCTTCCATTGACTGTCAGCAATAATGTTGTTACGCTAAAAACACCTTGTTACATATTTAACAAGTGTTGTGTTTCAAATAAGGGCCTTAACCTATAATGCCTTATCAGATTGGGATTGTTAATTATTCTGATTTGAGAGGGGAGGGATGCAAGCTAATGATTGAAATAAAAGAAATGGATCTTAAAGGTGTTGTGGCATGTCCAGCATGTGGAAAGGAATTTGTATTTGCATATTCAGATTCAAAAGGCCACGCATCAATGCCTTGTATAAGATGTGGCCGGATAATATTGGTTGATTATGAAACACTTGAAGGCATATTAATACCCCCAAAGAGGAGAAAAAATTTAAGGCATGACGAAAAATTAAAATAATGCCGAGCACTGAGGAGCATGGCAATTGCCATAGTTATAACCGCCGGATTAAGTTACTTAAGAAAGTAAATTGATTCGGCGGTTTTAGTTTAATAGGACATACACATACTGACTGAGCCATTATTGGGGCCACGAGCCACCTCAAGGCCGGAGTATAGCTGGAAAACGCGATACTCTGGCCTTTTTTATTTAGGGATTTCAGGGTCTTATCTAGTGCTGCCTTTTTTCCGGCTATCTCAACCGGAAGAAAGGAGCACTAATGAAAATCACCTATAAATTTGTGACTGGTGAAGTTGTAGAAATTGATGTACCAGAAGCTTTTGCAAAGATATCGGCAACTATTGATAGGGATATCTACAACAACAACCGTAGAGAAACCCGCAGGCATTACTCCATAGATGCTATGCAGGAAGAAGGCTTACAAACTATAGACCTAAGTATAGATATAGAGGCTGCTGTTGAGGAGCAAGAGATGAGCCAGGATTTACATAAAGCTTTGATGGAGTTATTACCCCAGCAGCGGGAACTGATTCACAAGATATTTTATGAAGGTATGAGTATTGCTCAAATTGCCCGAGACGATGGCGTTAGCGAATCAGCCATCAGAGACCGGATAAACCGGATTTATAAAAAACTTAAAAAATATTTAACTTAGACCCTGCGGATTTGCATTTCCCGTGGCTTATATATAGAGGCACTAATTAATGCCTCTACAAAAAGCTACGGGAGGTGAGATTAATGCCAACCATTAGAATAACCATTACCAGTCCTAACCCACCTAATATTGTCGTTGAAGAAAAACTGCCACAAAAAGCTGACGTGGTAGAAAAGCTAAGCGATCTATTAAAGCAATTCCAGATCAGCCAGAAGGTTAATAAAGCGAAACCAGGGTCAAATCTTTGAAAATGAAACAAAAGTGAGCATAGCTGAAGAAAGAAGGTGGAGGATGAAACTAATCTATGTCTGCAGCCCATATTGCGGAGATGTAGAACTCAACACTAAAAAAGCCCGAGAATATTGCCACTTTGTATATACTCAGGGAGCGGTACCCATTGCTGTTCACCTGCATAACACGCAGTTTCTAAATGATGATATTCCCGAAGAACGTCAAGCGGGCCTGTTATTGGGCATTGATTTACTCAAGCGCTGTGAAGAAATGTGGGTGTTTGGCGACAGAGTATCGGAGGGAATGGAGACTGAAATTAAAGTAGCACATGACCTTGGTATTCCTATCTTCTACTTTAACAACCAATATGAGAGGGGACTTAGTCTGAAATGAACAAGGTAGAAATTATCATTAAGGCCGATGAACTAACAACTGCTATGACCAGATTAGCACTAGCTTTAGAAGCCAGCCAAAACACTATAATAAATGATTCAATAGAAACCCCAACTAATGAACAAAAAGAAGAACCTATAACTTTAGAAAAGGTCCGTGCAATCCTGGCAGAGAAGTCACAGTCAGGCAAGCAGCCGGAGGTTAAGGCGTTAATTGAAAAGTTTGGAGCTAAAAAGCTAACCGCCCTTGATCCGGCCTGTTATAAAGAACTGCTCAAAGAAGCCGAGGTACTCTAATGACAGAACACGCATTATTAGCAGCATCAAGTTCTGACAGATGGCTTCATTGTACACCATCAGCAAGGCTGGAGGAGCAATTCGAAAATCAGACTAGTGTTTTTGCAGCTGAAGGCAGTGCTGCCCATGAACTAGCTGAACATAAACTGAGACTCTATCTGGATCAAAAGACAGAGCGCCCCATAAGCGACTTTGATAATGATGAATTGGATTATTACACAGATATTTACGTATACTTTGCGACGGAACTCATAACTGAGGCTAAAGCAAGGTGCAGTGACCCAATTATCCTCATTGAGCAAAAGCTTGATTATTCCTGCTATGTACCAGAGGGTTTTGGAACCGGTGATCTGGTGATTATTGCGGATGGCACATTAAATGTTTTGGATCTTAAGTACGGAAAAGGTGTAGCGGTATCAGCTAAGGACAATCCCCAAATGAAGCTGTATGCACTAGGCGCTTTAGATCTTTTTGACTGCTTGTATGATATCCAAACTGTAAACATGACTATTTGCCAGCCGCGTCTGGAAAACATCTCTACTTATGAAATATCAGCTGATGAACTTACCTCCTGGGCTGAAACAGAACTTAGGCCCAAGGCACAACTTGCTATTAACGGTGAAGGTGAATTCCTCCCTGGAGAGCATTGCAGGTTTTGCAGAGCGAGATTTACCTGCCGAGCCAGGGCTGATGAACATCTGCAGATGGCCAAGCATGACTTTAAACCTCCTTCACTGCTTACCGAAGAAGAAATCTCCGAAGTTCTAACCATTGCTGCTCGGCTTGCTACATGGGCCTCTGATGTGTATACCTATGCCACTGACCTTGCTATTCGTGAAGGTAAGGAGTGGCCTGGCTATAAGTTGGTCGAAGGACGCAGCAACCGGAAATACATTAATGAGAGTGCAGTGATCGAGGTTTTAACTACGGCAGGCTACACCGACATATTCAAGCAATCGTTAATCGGTATTAGTGATATGGAAAAGCTGCTGGGCAAAAAGAAGTTTACTGAGATTCTTGGCAACCTGGTAGAAAAGCCGCCAGGAAAACCTACCCTTGTACAACTTTCGGATAAAAGAAAAGCAATCACACTAAAGACCACACCAGAAGATGATTTTAGAAAGGAGATATAACCATGGAACATTCAATTAAAGTTATAACGGGAAAGGTTAGATTCAGCTACGCCAATGTATGGGAAGCAAAGTCAATTAACGGTGGCGATGAGAAATATTCAGTATCACTTATCATTCCCAAATCAGATAAAAAGACTATTGCTGATATAAAGGCAGCTATTGAGCAGGCCAAGAAAGAGGGCGCTTCCAAGTTTGGTGGCAAGGTACCAGCTAATCTAAAAATTCCCCTGCGTGACGGAGATATTGACCGAGCTGATGATGAGGCATATAAAGACAGCTATTTTGTTAACGCCAATAGTAAGGACAAACCCGGTATTGTAGACAGAAACGTTAAACCTATTATTGATCAAGACGAACTATATAGCGGCTGCTATGGCAGAGCCAGCATTACCTTTTATGCCTTTAACCAAAACGGTAACAAAGGAATAGCATGCGGCCTGCAAAACCTTCAGAAGCTTGTTGATGGCGAACCTTTAAGCAATCGCAGCAGAGCCGAGGATGATTTCTCAACCGTTGACGATGACGACTTTCTATCATAATGAAAACGCTGGGAATTGATATTGAAACCTATAGCGAGGTAGACCTCACCAAGTGTGGGGTTTATGCCTACACTGCCCATACAAGCTTTGAAATCTTGTTATTTGCCTATGCCTACGATGATAACGAGATCCAGCTTGTAGATCTCGCAAATGGAGAACAAATACCTGAGCAAGTTATAAAGGACATAATGGATGACAACATCATCAAGGCAGCCTACAACGCTCAGTTTGAACGAGTCTGTTTGTCAAAGCATTTGAACCTACACTTATCACCAGAATCATGGCAGTGTACAGCGGTACAATCAGCCATGTCGGGTTTACCTTTATCCCTGGAGGGGGTAGGCCAGGTGCTGGGACTAAAACAGCAAAAGATTAGGGAGGGTAAGAACCTTATCAGGTATTTTTCCGTTCCTTGCAAACCGACTAAAACCAATGGCAATCGCACCAGAAACCTGCCTTATCATGCACCTGATAAATGGCAGATGTTTAAGGATTACTGTATGCGAGACGTCGAGGTTGAAAGAGCCATTAGGTTAAAACTTGAGGAATATCCTATCAGCGAAAAAGAACAGACACTGTATATTCTTGACCAGCAGATTAATGACCGGGGGATACGGGTTGATACAGAGTTAGTTTCCCAGGCTATTTTCTGCGATGAGCTTTATAAAAGTGACATCTTTATTGAGGCGCAGGAACTAACCGGACTGGATAACCCGAATTCAGTGGCACAAATCAAGGGATGGCTGCTTGATAAAGGCGTTGAGGTGGAAAGCCTATCCAAGAAGGTTGTTGCGGATCTTGCCAAGGAGTCCAATGGCGAGGTTGAGCAATTATTAAACATAAGGCTTCAGCTTGCCAAAACCTCGATTAAAAAATATCAAGCTATTGAGCGTTCACTATGCCCGGATGGCAGAGTACGAGGGCTGCTGAAGTTTTATGGAGCAAACCGGACTGGCCGATGGAGCGGGAAAATCGTTCAGGTGCAAAATCTTCCCCAGAATCACATACCGGATTTAACATTGGCCAGAGGTCTAATCAAAGCGGGCTGTTTTGATGAATTAGAAATGTTGTATGAGCTTGTACCAAACCTGCTCTCAGAACTAATTAGGACAACCTTCATTCCAAAAGAAAACCACCGCTTCATTGTAGCAGACTTCAGTGCCATTGAAGCACGAGTCATTGCTTGGCTAGCCGATGAAAAGTGGCGTATGGAAGTCTTTTCTACCCACGGCAAGATCTACGAAGCATCAGCCAGCCAGATGTTTAAGGTACCAATTGAGGAGATTACGAAGGGTTCTCCTTTAAGGCAAAAAGGCAAGATCGCAGAACTGGCTCTTGGTTATGGCGGGAGTGTAGGGGCTTTAACTGCAATGGGGGCTTTAGAAATGGGTGTAGCTGAAGAGGAACTTCAGCCCTTGGTTAATACCTGGCGTGCGGCCAACCCTAACATCACCAAGCTATGGTGGGAGATTGATCAGGCCGCACTCACGGCAGTAAGGGATAAAACTATTCAGAGAGTTGGCAAAATTACAATCCAGGTAAAAAGCGGCATCCTCTTTATAACCCTGCCTTCGGGAAGAAGCCTATCCTATGTTAAACCCAGGATTGAAACTAATAAATTTGGCCGGGAAGGGATTACCTATGAAGGAATTGGTGAGAACAAGCGCTGGTGCCGGATTGATACTTATGGACCCAAGCTGGTGGAAAACGTTGTACAGGCTATTGCCCGTGATCTGCTGGCTGAGGCTATGCTAGCTGTTGATAAAACAGGTTATAAGATAGTGATGCATGTGCATGATGAAATTGTCGTTGAAGCACCTAATGGTACCGGAAGCTTTGAAGAAGTCTGCCAGATAATGAGCGAGACTCCTTCATGGGCAGAAGGACTTCCCCTTCGTGCAGACGGTTATGAGTGTGAATATTATCGAAAGGATTGAGACGCGGTAATGAATCAGATAAATCATCCGGATCACTACACAACAGGAAACATTGAATGTATTGATGCAATAAAGGCCAGTATGACTGCAACAGAATTTGAAGGATATCTTAAAGGGAACTGCATCAAATATCTGTGGAGATACAGAAAAAAAGGTGGTATAGAGAGCCTGCATAAATGCAATTGGTATTTGCTCAGGTTAATTAATGAATTGCAGGGGTGATGTGAATGAAACTAACCATTGCTACTGCCAACAGTCGCCGAGATAAGCTTTGGAAAAACAAAGAGATGACCTGGGAAGAGTTCCTGGCCAGAGCCGGTTCCACTATTCGGACCTCAGAGAGTGTAGCAGAGTATAAAAAGCTTTTAAAAGCCAAGCAGGATGACATAAAGGATGTGGGAGGTTTTGTAGGAGGGAAGCTGCGAGAAGGCAGGCGCAGAACTGGCTATGTTGAGTTTAGATCCATGTTGACTTTAGATATGGATCATGCAGACCCTGGTGTTTGGGAGCATATTACTATGTTTTTTGGTTTTGCCTGCTGCATCTACTCAACCCATAAACATACCCCTGAAAAACCAAGGCTAAGACTTATTATTCCCTTAGCCAGGAATGTTACAGCAGATGAATACATAGCGGTTGCCAGAAAAATAGCCTTTGAGATTGGCATCGAGCAGTTTGATGATACAACCTATGAACCAACCAGGCTTATGTACTGGGGTTCAACTTCCAGTGACGGTGAGTTTATCTTTGAAAAACAAGAAGGCAGCTTTCTTGATCCCGATCAGGTCTTGGCAGGTTACAAGGACTGGCGCGATACCTCCGAGTGGCCGGTATCATCAAGGCAGACCGCAGTTATCAAGCGTTCTGTAGCCAGGCAGGCCGATCCTTTAGGGAAGGCTGGAATAGTTGGTGCTTTTTGCAGAGCCTATACGGTTCAGGATGCTATTGAGAAGTTTCTTACCGAGGTTTATAAACCAAGCACTATATCAGGCAGATATGATTATATTCCAGCCGATAGTACTGCCGGTGTCCTTATATACGATGATAAATTTGCCTACTCGCACCATGCAACCGATCTCGCTTGCGGTAAGCTCTGCAATGCCTTTGACCTGGTGCGGATACATCAGTTTAGGGATCTTGATATAAAAGAAGATGAGGATACCGCATCATCAAAACTCCCGTCTTACAAAGCAATGCAGGAACTAGCAGCCGCAGACGAGGGTGTAAAAAAGCAACTGGCTAAAGAACGAATCGCCAGAGCGAATGCCGATTTCATGAAGGAATGCGATGAAGACTGGCAGACCGGCCTTGAGCTTTTAAAAAGCGGAGAGATTAAGGATTCTCTATCTAATATTATTTTAATCCTCAGGCATGATCCTAACCTTCAGGGAATTGCCTACAATCTGCACAGCAACTCCATTGATGTAAAAGGAGAGCTTCCCTGGCGGCAGGTCAAGAGGGGCTGGAGCGATTCGGACATTGCTGGTGCAAAGGCTTACCTGGACAGTGTCTACCATGTATGGTCACCCGGCAAATTCAAGGATGCTTTGCTGGCAGTGGCGGCAGAGCGAGCTTATCATCCAATTCGAGAATACTTCGAAGCTTTACCCGAGTGGGATGGGGTAGAAAGGATTGATACTTTGCTGATTGATTATCTGGGGGCAGAGGACAACTCTTACACCCGAGCAGTAATGAGAAAAACACTATGTGCAACGATAGCACGCGTCTTTCAGCCAGGTATCAAGTTCGATTATATTTTAGTGCTGAATGGCCCTCAAGGTATTGGTAAAAGCACCTTTTTCTCGAAGCTCGGTGGCCGGTGGTTTTCTGATAGTCTTACTATCTCAGATATGCGGGATAAGACCGCACCCGAAAAACTGCAAGGTTATCTCATCTTAGAGCTTGGCGAACTGGCCGGTATTAAGAAGATGGATGTTGAAACGGTAAAGTCCTTTGTATCACGCAATGATGATAAATACCGTCCAAGCTATGGTGCAACCGTCGAAAGCCATCCCCGCCAGTGCGTTATCGTCGGAAGTACCAACAGTGATGGCGGTTTTTTAAGGGATATTACAGGCAACCGCCGCTTCTGGCCGGTTCGGGTCAGCGGAAAAGGTATTAAAAAAGCCTGGGAGCTAACCGAGATTGATCAAATATGGGCAGAAGCAATAGTAAAATACCGGGCCGGAGAAGAACTGTTTCTTAAAGGCGCTAATGCCAAAAGGGCATATACCGAGCAAGCGGAGGCCATGGAAGCTGATGAAAGGGAAGGATTGGTTCGGGAATATCTTGATATACTTCTACCCGAGAATTGGAATGACATGGACTTGTATGAGCGCCGGAGCTTTCTCGGGACCGGGGAATTCGGGACGTCTGTGGTCGGCAGCGTTAAGCGTGAGCGTGTCTGCACCATGGAAATATGGTGCGAGTGCTTTGGTAAGGAAGCGGTTAATCTCAAAAAGGCGGATGCTTATGAGCTAAATGCAATTATGGCGAGGATTGAGGGATGGAAAAAACATGATGGTAATAAGTTGGGGAACTCCAGGTTTCCTCTCTATGGAATTCAGAGAGCATACGTTCGCGAGGTAAACATGGACGGTAAACAAGAGTGATTCGCTTAAATCTTGTTTACCGTAAATGTGTAAACAACGGTAATCAAGATAAAACATTGTTTACTAAGCTTGTTTATCTTGTAAAACCCGAAGTAACTGAGGTAACAAGCTTTAAGTAAACAAGAAAACAAGATTTGATATATGAGTATATAGAAATAAAGGAAAGCTCGTATATGTGCACATATAACACGTATATACACATATATAGGATTTTATTGTTTACTTGTTTAACTCGCAGAAAGGATCATCAGATGCAAGAAAAGCTTATTGAAAAACATTTAGTCTTGGCTGTAAAAAAGCGTGAGGGGCTAGCGCTTAAATTCGTATCCCCAGGAATGTCGGGCGTACCGGATAGATTAATTCTATTTC